CCAATGGGCTTGGCGGCGGCGGTGGCGGCGGCACGTCTTCAGGTGGTGATGGCGGCGCTGGCGGATCCGGGCTTGTAATGGTTAGATACCCTGTCGACTAGAAAACAATGAGCAGTGTCAAAATCATTTTTGATCCAGCAACATCAGGACTTAGCTTTGTCAACAATGCTGCCGCTTATTTGTGCAGCTTTGTTGGGGCGGTTGACTGCAATGGGGGAGTAGTTGACTTGACCGGGTTCAGCTTTGGCGCGGTTGTGTCAATAGACGATGAAGTTGCCCTGCAGCACTCTTATCCGCCGGAAGGTGTCCAGTGTGTGAGCACAGATCAGGATGTGCTTTTCACAAAAAACTTAAAACCGTTCCCGGCAGATTCAGAGTGCCATGTTGCTGCCTGGGCTGAAGTGTCAGGCACAAGAGTTGAAGAGCAGCTAACTTTTACGATCCCACGTCCATCTCAGCCCTTCTCAAGCTGGTCCTGGGATGGCACAAAGTGGGCGCCACCTGTGCCGTTCCCCATGGATGACGATGACAATGAATATGAGTGGAATGAAGACCAAGGCACATGGGACCTAGTATCTACATGAAAATAAGTTGAGCTGATGCAGCGCCCTGACCCGATGATCGCCTCCAAGCCGGGGGCAGAGGATTTGCCAGCCATGCGTTCTCGGACCATGTGGCTTGAGGAGTTGTTCTTCCTTGATGGCCGGGACATGATCTCGCACCCAATGCACGGGCTTTTCACCGGCTTGGCTCTTAAATATCAAAGCCTGCAGTCAACTGACGGCTACTGATGGCCAAGTCACTTAACGGGGATCTATTCGTTGTTGGCAAACCAAAACGGACCACACAGGGAAATGGTCAACACTCCCGCCCAAAAAAGGGCCGCAAGAAGTACCGTGGCCAGGGAAAACGCTAATTCTTCTTATGATCAAGCGTCTTGTTTTTGGTGTAGCCGCTGGCGCGCTTGCCTTGGCTCCCCTCTCTGCCCGCGCAGATGAAGGCTTCTACGTGAACCCGGAAATCAACATCGGCGTCGGAACTGAGACCGGCGTGGGTGGTGCTGTCACCGACATTCACGTTGGTTACGAATTCTCGAACGGTGCTTATGCACAGATCGGCCCTAGCCTCGTGACGCCTGACACCGGCGATTCTGAGATTGAATTCTCAGGCAAAGCTGGCATCAGCGGTGGCCCTCTTTACGGTGAGCTTTCATTCGCCACTGGCGACACCGAAACCACCGGCAACGTCAAGATTGGCGCTCGTTTCTGATCGCTGCTAGAACCTAACTGTCTCCTCACACAGACAGCAGGGAGCCCCCGTACTTGTGCAGAGCGCGGGGGCTTTTTGTTGACTAATCAACTATGCAAAAGGTCTACAACTTGCTGGGTGTTCTCGGCTTCACGATTTCAACAATCTTGGCTGTCATTGGCCTGGTAGCTTTCATCCGCGTCCCGTCAATGATCAAGCTATATCTAAGCGAGATGCAGCTTGAGCTAACAGACACGATCCTTAAGCAAGTGCCTGCTCCAGAGATCCCTGAGCTGCCTAAAGCCACGGGGCCTGCCATCCCGTTCAAATAACCATTTTGGTGCCAGTGATTGGGTCGTCCGGTATCTCCTCTCCGGTGATTGGGTCAATGGTCTTCTCGTCATGAGCTTCCGGCCCGAAGCCTTCAGCCTTGATTTTTGCGAAATCAAGTTCTGGCGCGGGTGCATCTTTTTTCTGCTCAAACGAGGCTAGCCATTCACGCAAAGCGTCCCCGGTTGGCGTGCCCTTGGGCCACTTGACCCACTTCAGAATGGCCTTTGTATCTGTAAACGGCCTAGCGCTGGTTCCGTTCATCACGGTGTAAACAATGGGCGGTCCCTCTCTCCTGCGGTTCCTCTCAATCCACAGCTGACCTGCTGTAAACCGCTCTGACTTCATGCCCGACATTCCTGATATTGAGATCCCGACGATTGAGATACGGCCCATCCCTGAGCCGCATGTCTTCCCACCGCCGGTCACACAGAACCTAGCGCCGCGTCCGATATACCAAAAGCCTGGATGTGCCAGGGTTCACAGAGACGCACACCTAAACCCGTCCCTGCTGCGGGATGACCCGAACGGTGTCGGCATCTCTTGCCCTGAGGGTGAGATTCCTAGTTACGTTCCGCTCGATTGGAACCCGCGCAAGCTGCAGATCATTGAGCCGACGCCGACACAGAACCAAGAACAAGAGAAGCCGCCAGCACAGCAAAAAGCTGACCCAAAACCACCGCAGCCAAAGGACAAGCCACCGCCAGAGGTGAAATGCCCGCCAGCAGACGCCACAGAGGTGGGCACCTTGTCACCTAATGGCCGCAAGATCTTGGAGTCTTACGAGCTGGTCGATGGCGTCTGCAAAGAGGTCTACCGCAACGTTCCTGTGACGGAGCAGCTGGTCAAGGCAATCCCGTCGCCCTACGAGGCGGCGCAGACCGCAGGCATCGCTGTCGTTGCAACCACCGCTGCACTGAGCACGCCGTTCTTGGTGCGGATTATCAAGCCCGTGGTGAAGAAGCTGCTGACCAAGGTGAAGGAGATTGTGACCCGTAAGAAGGAGGCGCGGCCCTCTACTTTTTTGAGGAAGCAGGCGCAGCGGAAGGCGCGGAAATAGCGTGCGTGTGGGGCACCATCTCAACCGGGGGCACTGTGACAATCAGGTCGCTGCAGACAACGGACATTTGCCCCGTAAATTTCACTCCCGCTTTGGCAAGCTCCCCGCATTTAGCAGCGCGAAAAAGCTCGTGCTCCAAGCGTTTAGTGGCCAGCAACTGCTGTTGCAGCTTGATGTTTGTGTTGACAGCTCGTTTGCATTGATCCGCCAAGCCACGATCCAGCGGCACAGAGAAGGTGGCCGTGATGCCGTAGTTCAGAGAGCGTCGGTCTTTCTCGAAACGTGGCAGCTCTGAGTAGTACAAAATGCGGCCTGGATCATCGGGCTCGCCATTGTCATCGGCATCTGCTGTTGAATAAACAGGCGTCCGCGTTGTTGACTCAAACGGCAGGTCAAAGTTTCTGCTGCCGGTCACAAAAGGGGACACCGTTAGCGTCGGGCCTGGGCACTGGATCCCCTGCGACATCCGGTAAATCGGATGCGGTCCCGTCATCATCTGATACGCATTATTGACCACTGAGCCAGTAGACGTACTGGATGGATTAGCGACTGTTGTGTTGGCGTAAGCAGGGCTGCCGAGCGCAGCGATTACTGCGAGAACACTGAGGTGCTTTCGGTGACGCTTTCCGTGGTTATCGTTCTCTCCACGCGAGTCACGGCATCGAGGCCCGGAGCCATGAATGATTCGGTGATGCTCCAGCTTGCGCCAGGATTGACGACTTGCCATTGGGGCTTGGTTTCAAGGTGAGGGCTAGTCCAAGAAAAATTCACGCCACCAACGGTTTGATTGTTCGTGACGGTTGCTTCTGGGGAGATGGGCACATCACCCACAGTTTCGACGTTATGGCCTGCCGCAGAATAAGAATATCCAGTCCTGTAGTTGTAACTGGTGATTGATTCTTGAATGACTGTTGTTGACTCAGTGCGTGAATTAAGTTGCCCCTGTGTGAATTGAGGGGTGATCGGCGAAGCCATCGCTGAGCTAGGCAGCAGCAAAAGCAGCAGCCAAGCCTTAGTCAATTTCAATCTCCATCTTGTTGCTCAGGATGGCACTCGTGCCTGCCCCACCTGCTGTCACGGTCATGATTCCGCTCGAAAGAGCTGTCGCCGCGAGATTGCTTTTCACGCCGCCCGAACCCGTTACGACTTCGCCGTAGGTCGGCAGGTCGTCAACGTTGCCGGTGGTGGTGGTCACCTCAGTGGCTGAGCTAATCGTGTCACCTATCAGTGCCGACTCAGTGAAAGAAAAAGCCGATCCGGCGGTAGTGACCGCGTAGTCAGTGTCGATCATGGCTGGCACGCCGCTGGTCAGGCTGCCAAGGTTCAGGCCGCCAATGGCTCCGCTGGTGGTACTGCCGCCGCTGGTGACGCTCGGCGTGACGTTTGTGCCTGATGCGCTGTAGGTGCTGCCGATGCGTTTGGCTGAGCTGTAAGCCTGGTCGATGCTGATCTGGGCGCTCTGAGTCAGCCGGTGGGTGATGTCAGCATGGGCAGGAGCAGCCAGCAAAGTGATGCCCAATACCAAAAGTGCGCGGGTCATTTGATGCCAGCTTTGGAATCTTTGTTATCAATGATATTCGGCTTCTTATTGCCACCACCATTGTTCTTGCGCTCAATGCCAAATGAAGCCATCGCCCCAGTGAGCAA